ATCCCCTCCTTTGTTGTGTTAAAGTTGAAGTTGTCATTATTCTGAGTGAGTATGTGAAGAGAAGTGCTTATCAATTACTTGAATACGTTCCTCTTCATGTGCGATAATATCGAGTTGATCCTGAATGGCAGCTAACACATCTGGGTGTTCACCGATACCAACAGGGTTATGCAAGTAAACCTCAATGTTGATTCTTGCCTTTTGAATATTTCCTTCTGCTGCAGTTCTAAGTGCAGAGAGTATGTCTGTTCTTAAAGTTTTACAAGACATTATTAGTTCAACTCCAAAAAGAATTTTGTTTGATCAGTAGGTGAGTTCTCATAAGAAGAGATGTCACCATATGTTTTCCGATCCTTATACCCAACCATACGACCTTTCGTATTCTGAAGGGCTGGCATAAAAGCAATAAGGAAAAATACAGCTGGTGCTCCAACTAATAGAGCTCCACCAATAACATAGTAAGTTAAAAGTTCAATCATAATAAAACTTTACATTAAAGAACAAAGAAAAAGGGGTCGTTAAGACCCCTTTATTATAACACAGATTCTATCAACCGATAGAAGGAGCAGTGAGTGCTACAGGTGTAGACTCAGCTGTTGCCAGGTCAAGTGGGAAGTTGTGAGCGTTACGCTCATGCATTACTTCCATACCAAGACCAGCTCTGTTCAGAACGTCTGCCCAGGTGTTGATAACTTTACCCTGAGATTCAACAATAGACTGGTTGAAGTTGAAACCATTGAGGTTGAAGGCCATGGTTGAAACGCCGAGGGCGGTGAACCAGATACCTACAACTGGCCAAGCTGCCAGGAAGAAGTGAAGACTTCTAGAGTTGTTGAATGAAGCGTATTGGAAGATCAAACGACCGAAGTAGCCATGAGCTGCGACGATGTTATATGTCTCTTCCTCTTGTCCGAACTTATAACCATAGTTCTGTGACTCTTGCTCGGTCGTTTCACGAACCAAAGAAGATGTAACCAGTGAACCATGCATTGCCGAGAAGAGTGAACCACCGAAGACACCAGCGACTCCCAACATGTGGAAGGGGTGCATCAGGATGTTATGTTCTGCTTGGAAGACCAACATGTAGTTGAATGTACCAGAGATACCCAAGGGCATCGCGTCGGAGAAAGAACCTTGACCGAAAGGATAGACCAGGAATACTGCACTCGCTGCAGCTACAGGTGCGGAATATGCCACACAGATCCAGGGTCTCATACCCAAACGATAAGAAAGTTCCCACTCACGTCCCATATAAGCGTAGATGCCGATAAGGAAGTGGAAGACTACCAGTTGGAAAGGACCGCCATTGTAAAGCCACTCATCGAGTGAGGCTGCTTCCCAGATGGGGTAGAAATGTAGACCGATTGCATTGGAGGAAGGAACGACAGCACCAGAGATGATGTTGTTGCCATACATGAGTGAACCAGCAACGGGTTCACGGATACCGTCGATGTCCACAGGAGGAGCACCTACGAATGCAATAATGAAACAGATGGTAGCCGCCAACAGAGTTGGGATCATCAGTACACCGAACCAACCGACATAGAGACGATTGTTGGTGGAAGTAACCCAGTCACAGAAATCATTCCATGTGGATTGTGATTGTTGTCTTGAAAGTGTTGCCATTGTAATGTACTAAAAAGTAAGATCATCAGGGAAATGATGGTTTTACTATTCCTGTATCACCCTTAGATACAGGTATTAAAGACGTTTTTAGACTCCCTAGAGGTCTTGGTTTAAGGGGAGTAAGTATAAACACTTATGTTGAAACCAACACAAGAACTGTTTTATTTATGTAAAGTTTTGTTTACCCTGTAATCATACCACAAAGAAACACCCCTGTTAAGTCGGTGTTCCACTTAGAGAACTGGTACTTAACAAGAGTGTTAGTTTTTACTACAATAGGTTTGTTACCGATAAAGGTTGGGCTTAGCTTAGTATCTAAACTCTTCAAGCTTATCTAGAACCTTATTCAGATACTCATTAGCTAGACCTTTTGATTCACACATTCCTGACCTATCATGTAGTTCATTTTTTAACTTATAAAGATGAGACTCCATTTCATACTTCAACATTTTACCTTTAGGCATCGTCAATCTCCTTCAATTTTTGTTTAACAAATTTACTTCTTTTTTCCCAAGTGTCTTTATCACCATAGACATGACCTACCTTATGCTTTGAGTTAATACATTGTGGATCATTTTTGATGCTACATACAAGGTTACTTAGAGTTTCTTCATCACCTTTACGACCAGTGCTCCATATGTGTTGACCATTTAACCACACTGCTCCGCATTTTGGACATTCCTTTCGACTGACAAATAAGTCAGATGTTTCCTTGGAATACATTTTGTTTAATTGATTTTCGGTGAGTAACTATTTAATCAATTTTATTAATCGTGTGAAATGTTTGTAGTGATACTTTAACATTATACCAAAAAATTTAACTTCTAAATAGCACAAATACCCTTCTCGGTTTTAATATGAATAGGTTTCTACCTTTCATAATGATATTGATGACCGCATCGACAGCAAATGCAGGTGCTCTTACTCATAAATTATCTTCTAGTGTTCAATTAACCGTTGATGCCGCCGCTACTAACGTCACAAGACTAGGTAGTACATTTTCAATCTCAGGCAACGGCGTAGATACTACTGACGGAACAACAGTTAACACAATCTCTACTGGTGCAATTACTTCTGGTGTTTATTCTCCAGGTACTATTGCTGCCACTCAAGACACTCCAGGAAATGCTTTTAGTTTCTCTCAGTCTTATACACAGGCTGATGCAATTCCAACTAGTGCAGTCACTGTTGGTGCTGTAGCAAACTTCGGCAACATTACATCTACAACTGCTGGTGTGGCAGGCGATCTAGCTGGTACTCTCACTAGTGCTGGTGCGATTACTTTGACCGCTGGTGGTGCTGGTACAAATGCTACTGGACAGTTTGTCAGTGAACTCTCGATCCTACACTAAATAAATGGAGGTCAGAAAACATGACTTCTGGAAGGACAATCTTTTGGTATGTAATAAGTGTGGCGGTTGCAAGTGTCATACCTGCGACTGCCCTGGCGGTCCCCGTGGTCCCAAACTTCACACAGGGAAGCATGACCAGTCACACAGAGACTACAAGCAAGGTGACTGAAACGATTAACTCTATAGATTATGCAACAGGATGGCAATATTCAGTATCGGGAACAAACGTGGGCAACGGGGGTCAATCCCTCAGTCCGAACCCAACGACAAACACAGTGATAGTGAATCCATTAGGAGGAACAGAGGGGCAAGTAACAAGCGCCAACTCTGGTCTAGATTTAAATGGACAGAATTTTACAATCTCAGATCCAGGGGCAGCATTCCAATTCACTCAGACCTACATGGGTCCGGGTGTAACAAATCAAACTGTGATTCAAAGAACCACAGAGGTTACAAGCATCACCGATACCACAAGTATCTTTACCCAGTAATATCACTTCTTATCGCCTCCCCTGTCAGTGCTGCTGATGTGGGAGGTGTTTCTGCGACTGCAAATCCAATCGCAAACTCATCAGGCTCAGTAACCAACCAAGCCATTCAGGTGTTACAAGGACCATATATCACTAACCAGTATGGTGGTGGTATTGCATGTCAAGGACCGACTGCTAACATCACACCATTCATTACTCATGCTCGTAATGAAAAGGATCCATTTGAGACACACTACATGGAACCTCAGTATGACAACAGAGATTTTGAAGGTCAGATGGTAGAAACTCAAAAGTTAGTGAAGAACTGGCCTTGGGAATCTTGGTATGATGATAGAACATATACCAACTCAGAAGGTGAAACAGTTCGTGCATATGAAGATGGTGCAGATATGCAAGTCATTGTTATGGAAATGATTGGTGATGGTGTGCCTGATAATCCTGGAAACGAACTCTGGCAGAAACCAGTGAGAACTGGTGACACTAGAAATTATAGTACCAGTCTTGGTTTATCTGCAACAATCTCTTTCCCACTCGATGGTGGATTACAAGAACGTTGTAAGACAGCAGCAGATACTCAAATCCAAATGCAACAACAATTGATCGCTAATAAAAGATTAGATTTTGAGATTGCAAGACTTAAGAATTGTGGAGAATTAATGCAGAGAGGAATCAGTTTTCATCCCAGAAGTCCTTACTTTAAAATATGTGCTGACGTAGTAGTTAATAATGTTAATACTGTCAAACAACATCGTCACTCTATCCCTTCGGTTTCAGTGCCGACCGTAGGATCTTTATCGCCCGGTTCCTATCCCGTTGCTCCGCCTTCCTCTCAGTCGCAGATAGTACCGGGGGCTTCTTACCCCGTAAGGTCGCAATCTTCTTCACAACCTTCTTCGTTACAGGTTTCACCACTTTTAACAGAAGGTCAGCAAGAGGTTTTGCAAGCAGTGCCGAGGTCGTTGCCACCACAGCGATAGATGCAGTAACAGTGACAGCACCTGGTGATGGTAAGTTGGCAATAATCTGATCTGGTACATTTAAATTATCAAATACAGGGAGACATTCTTTTCCTACTGTCTCATACCTGACTATCTTTTTATTATTTTCTAATACTTTTCCTACAGGGTTCTTTAATTGTTGTTCTCTTGTAGGACACTCTGCTGGTGGTGGAGGTGGTGGTGTATCTGTGTTTGCCTTTGGTGTCTCTGGTGGTTTTGATTCTGGTGGTTTGTATGGTGGAGGTGGTTGAGATGTTGTTGTTACCTCCAATCTACGTGGATCATAATCTAATGGACTATAATTAGGTGTTCCTGCATCACAAAATACCTGAACACCATCCTTATCTTCTTCTTTAAGTGTTTGATTCTCATTACTGTCCCTATGGGACTCAACACATCCAGGTATATTAACAATAGGAACACCCACCTGTGAAGTCACGGGTGGGTATATTGGCAATGCCTGTGGAGGATTACTCATCCAATCAGGCATTACGTTGATATTCAAATTACGAATGTCACCAATATGAATACTATTATTCGGAATATTAATATTAGGTATATCCATCAGAAAGGAAGTCCACCTCCACCCATAGGAAGAATGCCACCAGTAGCACCGGGGACTTCAGGCATACTAGAATCCATCATGTCAGGAAGGGAATCTGTAATCGCCTCTCCAGCAGCTGCTGCAATTTGACTCTTTGCATTCTCAATAATAGAATCTTTATTGAGATACAGTGCAGTGCCGCCACCAACAATACCTGCGGTTCCAACGAAAGAAAGAACTGCTAGGACATTAATTACTTTTTGCATTTTTACTTTTCCTAATTAAAAAGTATATAGTTTACAATTAATCTTTCCAACCACCAGATTTTAACCAATCATCATGGTATGGATTTTTCCAACTTGAACTAATATTATAGGATGGCATAATCACTTCTTGAATATATCTCCTGTTTTCTTTTGCAATATTTAAACTTTGTGTCTCTAAATTTTTCACTCTATTATCAACTGCTGATGCCCACCAGACAGCACCAGCACCTTGAACTAACAAGAATGATACAATCGCAAAAGGAATTTTCAAGTCTTTCATTTTTAATCCTCAATAATGTTACAAGTTAGTTCGCAGTTTTCACCTTTAAATTCAGAGTCTGGGATAAAAGGTGTAGACCCACAGACAACACTTCTACACCAACGTGCCGTGCGCCCTTCTGATTTCCCTGAGTGCTTCAAGGTCCATGTTTTTTGTTCCTCCATCATAGGCATGAGCATAACCCTCCTCAATCATTTGTTCGTTGAGGGACACATCTGCATCCCCGATGTAAAGCCAACCAAGAAGACGCCCATACTTCCCAGTGCCACCAACAAGTTCAGTCCTAACAGACAACTCATCATCACCAGCCAAAGTGCCTTCGAGTTTCTCTTTGAGCCAGTTGGTTGCTTCGATTCCAAGTGCTTTCTCCTCTAGATTTCTCGTCCTTTTCTCTGGCGTATCAACTCCTGCAACTCTAACTCTTTCTTTCTTGTATAAGTCAAACCCCAGATCAATGGTGACATCAATAGTATCGCCATCAAGAACACGATTAATCTCCGTTACTCTGAAGTTGTAGCAGCTCTTCCTGCTTGGTGGTTTCATGGCTCCCATTTTCTAACTCGTAAAATGCAGTTCTCATTATGTATAAGATGTAGTAACCAATTCCTAACAAAAGTATAACAATACACCATATCACACTCCACACTGGATCGTTGAAGTTCTCATGTGTTCTTAATATTAAATTCACTTGTGACCCTTATCAAATGGTTGCCAGTGTTGCCATCCGTATTCGTGGATTAGTTGCATTCCTATTACTGGTACAACTATTAAGGCATAACAAAGACCTCCTAAGAAGAGGCCATTGTTCATTAGTGAAGAGATCATTTTTCTCTTAAAACTCTATAATCTATATTAGATGCAGAGAGTGTTTAAGACAACTATTTGTTAGGATTTCAAGTCTTTTTTAGGTTCAATTGCAGAGATGACTAGTGGAGCTTGTTCTACTCTAATCACCTGTGCTGGTGCTGTCTCTTTGGCAGCATCAATAAGTTCTTTCAAATCAGCTTTGGTGATACCACCAGAAGCAACCGCAGCTTGTGCTTTATAGGTTCCATCCCCATTCTTCTTTGCTGCCTGAACACCAAATGTCGCAAGAACACCTGTGAATACTGATGCAATAAAAGTCGGATCAAGTTTCTGTTCGGGAATACCAAGAGCAGGAGGAAGTTGTATGTAAGCTAGAGTGAGTATTCCACCACTCCAAACCAGAATACCAAGACGGACAAAGGTAGATAGAATAGCAAGTTGTTCTTCCTTGTCATCTGCTGCCTCTTTTAGTTTACCGAGGATACCTTTCTTTTTAGGATCTTCCTTCTTAATTTCTTCTGGATTATTTTCCATTATTGGTTCTGGTGTGGCACCAGTATTTAGAAAAAAAGGACCCCTTATTGGGATCCTTGGTATGAGGGAACCATCATTCCCCCATCCATATCGTTATCGTCATCTTCCTCTTCTACCAACAATAACATGAAGAATAGAGGAACTAAACAAAATAAGATTGTTTGTTCGATTACCATAATCCTGGAATAATTTGTCCTGTAGTTGCATAACTGCCGATAGCAGCGATGACTCCGA